TATGGATATATTATGCATAACCCCAACTATAAAACACAAAAATTTTATGCTGAGGGCAGGTCTACCCCTTGGACTCTCTCTGGAAAGCCCGCACTCGAAGTTCAGTCTCGTTCACACAAGTGGAAGAACCTTGCCCTCGCATATGTTTCTACAAACTTTGATGCAGACCTTGCTATTGATATGGTCATGGGTCAGACCACACCACAACAAAGAAGAAGATGGAAACGAAATATTAGAACAGAGGAGTTTAAGAAAGTGGTAAGAGAAGAACTTGATGTATTATTAAAAGAGAGTGGTAAGGATAAAGAGTATGTAATGGACTTACTCGAAGAGGCTATACAAATAGCTAAGAAGAAAGAGGATGTATCCAATCTCATGAGGGCTGTAGAGAAATTAATGAACTTGCATGGCATGGATGATAAGGATACTATTAAAACCACTAGGCAGATAGAAGGCGTTAGTACTAAGAAGCTGATTGCAGATGTATTACAGGAAGAACAAAAATTAAAACTAACAGAAGTAACAGAACAGGATAATGGAGAATTACGAAGCACAATACGAGAAACTTCAAGTACTCAAGAAGTTTAGGAGTAACATTGGGCTTTTTGGTAAGGTTTGTTTTCCAACGGCATTAAACAAGGATATACCCCCTTTTCATAATGAACTATATCAACACCTCAGAAATGAAGACAGAAGAAGACTACTCATTGCCGCTCCCAGAGGAACAGCAAAGTCAACTACTGTATCTCTTATATATCCCCTCTGGAAAGTTGCTTTTAAAGCTGATACTGAAGATTTATTCATTGTTATCATCTCTGAGAGTCAAAGTCAAAGTGTAAACTTTTTATCAAGGATAAAATACCATCTTACCTATAGTAGAACATTTAAAGAAAACTTTGGAGATATGGGCCCCGGCACTGCTAAGAGGTGGACTAATAATGATATTGTTCTTGCAAATGGTGCTCGTATTATTGCTGTGGGAACTGGTCAAAGAGTCAGAGGGTTTATTGAAGGTGATACAAGACCTAATCTTATCATTATTGATGATTTCGAATCAGAGCTGAATGCATATACTCCAGAAGCTAGGGCTAAGAATAGGAAGTGGATAACCGAAGCTGTTATACCATCATTAAGTGATGATGGTAGAATAGCGATGATTGGCACAGTTATATCAGAAGATTGTTTCTTATGCTGGGCTAAAGAATCACCTGCATGGGATGTTCTGTGGTATAGTATTTGGAATGATGATGAGGTGAGTATATGGCCTGAGCGTTTCCCTAAAGAGCGTATATTACAAATCAAAGATGAATTTGCTAGTGTAGGTAATCTTAATGGATTCTATCAGGAGTATATGAATATAGCACAGTCTCCTGAAGATAGCCCATTTAAACCTGATTATATTAAAATACACCATTATGACTATGAGATACGAGAAGGACAGAATATACTTGTTAAGAAATTACCCGATGATAAAGAAGAGATAGTACCTGTTGCAGTATACTCAGGTGTAGACCCTGCATCTAGCTTATCAGCAAGAGCTGACTTTTTTGTTATAGCTACAGTTGGTTTAGATAATAATGGTAATATATATATTATCAATATAGTCAGAACAAAGTTAGACCCAGCAGAACAGCCCGATGCTATTATAAAACAATATAAGAAATACAAACCCAAAAGAATGAAGATTGAAACTGTTGCGTATCAGGAGGCATTAAGGTCTTCTGTAAGAAAGCAGATGCAAGAGGAGGGTATATTCATACCGGGACTGGAGAAAGGCGTTAAACCCAGAAATAGAAAATCAGAGCGATTACTTTCACTAGTCCCGATACTTGCAAAAGGTCAATTCTTCTTTAGACCTCAAGATATAGAAGCACAGGCTGAGTTCTTATCTTACCCCAGAGGTAAGCATGATGATGTTATGGATGCAGTATGGACAGCATTAGATGGTGCTAGACCGAGTAGACGCAAAGAATATCAAGAGGTTGACACATCAGATAGATTAGGAAAAAAAGTGCTTGACTGGCTAACTATGTAGATAGTATATTTTGCGTTAGGATAACTTATGGCTGAGAACTATAAAAAAGAGAATCTTGTAGAAGAGACTCAAAACTTATTTAACGATTACTCCAATAATAGAGAAAAATGGGCTATACAGGCTCAAGAAGACAGGGAGTTTCGTTTAGGACAACAATGGACTAAAGAACAAGCTAGAGTACTTAGAGAGCGTGGACAAGCTCCTATTGTTGTTAATAGACTACATCCAGCAGTAGAAATGGCAAAAGCTCTTCTTACTGCTAATAGACCTCAATTCAGAGTATCACCAAGAGAAGATAGTGATAATAAGCTAGCACAGCTTATGAATGCATTACTCGCTTATATGTGGGAAATATCAGATGGTGTTACTGTACTTCGTAATGTAGTAGATGATTACTACACTTGTGGTATGGGTGTAATGATGGTTTATCAAGACCCAATGCGTGATAATGCAAAAGGTGATGTAGTTATAAAGGATATTGACCCTCTTGATTTATACATAGACCCTAATTCAAGAGATAGGTTTGGTGATGATGCAGAGAATATGATTGTATCTAGAATGTTTACAAAAGACCAAGCCAGAAGAATGTATCCTCAATATGAAACAAAAATTAAAAATGCTACCTCGGACAGGTCATCAGATAGACCTAGTACAGGAAGAGAACATGATGGTAAAGCAATATTTCCTGAAGATATAGAAACTATGACTGATTCTGCATTGGGTCAGTCTGATGAGTATGTAAGAGGATATGAACGCTATTATAAAGAAATGGTTAATAGATATAGAGTTCATGAAACTTTTACTGGTGTAGAGCATGTATTTGACAATGATGAATACGAAGAATATGCAAATAGACAAGCATATATTATAGAGGGTAGACCAATAGTTAGAGAAGATGTAGCTAGAATGACTATGGAAAGATTACAACAATCTTACCAAGAAATGTTACAACAAGCTCAAATGCAAGGAATAGACCCTGAACAACTTCCAGAGCCACCTTCATTAGAAGTAACTACTATGTCTCAGTTTATAGAAGAAGGATTAATTAAGGTAGTAGAAATACAAACCTGTAGAGTGTGTCAAGTTGTAGTAATGGGAGACCAGTTGTTATACAAAAGAGTTCTTCCCACGGATAAATATCCTATTGTACCTTTTATGAATATCCATACAAGAACACCATATCCACTATCAGATGTTAGAATGTGCAAGGATATGCAGGAGTATATCAATAAAACACGCTCACTTATTATAGCTCATGCTACTACTAGTACAAATGTAAAGATTTTAGTTCCAGCAGGTTCTGTTGATATGAGAGAGTTTGAACAAAAATGGTCACAACCGGGTGTTGCTATTGAGGTAGACTTTGACCAAGGTGCACCTCAACCAGTTCAGCCTTTACCATTACCAAATGAACTTTATCAAAACGAACAAACTGCTAAATCAGATATTGACCATCAACTTGGTCTTTATGAGTTAATGATGGGTAATTCTCAAGCCGCCCCTCACACTTATAAAGCCACAGTATCTATTGATGACTTCGGTCAAAGAAAGATAAAATCAAAGTTAATGGACATAGAAGCTGGTCTGAGTCGGGTATGTCAAGTTGCAATCCCACTTATGCAACAACTGTACCAAGAAGAAAAAGTTATCCGTCTGGTGCAACCTAACAATATGACCAGCGAATATTTGATTAATAGAAGTTTTTACGATGACTTTACTCAAACAGTACAAAAATACAACGATATAGGTCTAGGTACTTATGATGTTGTTGTTGTTACTGGCTCTACATTACCAACAAATAGATATGCACAATTAGAATTATATATGGATGCATATCGTAATGGATTAATAGATAAAGAGGAAGTGTTGAAGAAAACAGAAATATTTGATGTCGAAGGAGTATTACAGAGAACAGATACTATTGAACAACTCTCTAGACAATTACAACAAGCTCAAGAACAACTTAAGAAAATGGGTGGAGACATGCAAACTAGAGATAGAGAAAATGTCAATCTTAAGCAAAGAGTTGAAGTTGAAAAATTTAAGGCAGGTCTTGATAAGATATCTAACCGGGCTCAGTCCGCAGGTACCTTATATGAAAGACGCCTTGATGACGCTACTAGTGAAATGGCTTCTGAACTTAGGAGGACAAGAAAAGAAGCTGGCTAAACCCGAGATACCTCTATTACTAGTTAGAGCTCTCACATTGAGGAAATTGACATGGCTCAAGAAAATCAACAAGGTCAAGTAACAGAAGAGAATTTGGTGGATTCTGTTGTTGGCATGGAAAATAGTGTAGATGATATATTTACACCGGGATTTGGACAAACTGAAGAACCTGTACAGGAAGAAGCAGTAGAAACTACACCTGAGGTAAATTATGAAACTCCACAAGATAACGAAGAAGTTCGATACCAGTATTGGCAGTCTGAAGCAGATAAAGCCAAGAATGAAAATGAACAGTTAAAAAAGACTGTAGAGATTCTACAGCAGACTATTCAAAAACCAGCTGAATCTCAGCCTGAAGAGATATCTTCAGAACCTGAAATTGAACCTTTTCGTGATGCACCACAGAGACCAAATAAACCCGCAGGTTTTAATAGAGCAGAAGCTATTGATGACCCAAATAGTGCATCTGCACAGTACTTAGATGCTATGGATTCTTATAGAGATGAAATGGATATCTATAACGCAGATAAACTAGAGTATGAATCTAACTTGATAAACATTGAGCGTGAAGCTTTGATAGAAGAGCAGAAAAGACAAAAAGAAGCTTTTGAAGCAGAGCAACGCAATCAAGAACAGGTTAGTAATATATCTCAGCAATTAAAGTCTCAATACAATGCAAATGACGATGAGGTCAATGACTTTATACAAAAGATGAGCGACCCTGAATCATTAAATATTGAGAACCTATGGCGTTTATATCAAATGGATAAAGGTAAAGTACCTGAGCAACCAGTTGCACAGCCTTCACCCCAGTTCAACCAAGTTCAGAGAGCACAATCAGTTCCGGCACCTATGGGAGTCCAGAGTAGTGCAAATATGCAACAAACTGGAAAAAGTGCCAGCGATTTAATTATGGATGACCTGATTAGTGATTATGAAAGTAAAAATCCTTGGAAATAAGGAATAACATAAACGGAGTTAAAAATGGCTGACAAATACAGTATATCTACTGGTGGAAGCATGCAGTCGTCTTCTATTAATGATAGTAGACGCATGTTTAACTTTGGAGAAAGAGTTGCAGAACTCGCTCCAGAGCAAAGTCCATTCTTTACATACCTCTCAAAAGTTGCAAAGAAGCCTACCGATGACCCTGTGTTCAAATTCTTAGAACAGCGTTATCAATGGCAGAGGCGTAACTTTGAGGTTGAAGCTGATGAATCAAAAGCACTTGGTGCTAG